AGCTCGTCAGCGCCTTCGCGGTCGCTCCGCTCCCCAACAGCCCGCGCGCAGCCGCATTGCCTGTGATCGCCTTGGAGCCCTGATCCAGCGTGAAGTTGTATCCGGACGAGCCGAGGTAGTTGTTCAGTCCGGTATTGAACCCAGACGCATCGCCACCAACCCCAAGAGCCCCAGCCAACATGCTGTTCGCGTTCGCGCCGGTCCCGAGATAGTTGGTTAGCGGCGAGGACTTCGCGTAGTCGAACGCCTGGTTCGCCACCTTCTTGGTAGAATTGCCGCCGAAGATCGACCCAATGCCGCCAATGATCCCGCTGACGAGACTGCCCATTAATTCACCTTTCGAAGTCGGCGCGGGCGAGCATGAACAGCTCGTGCGGCCCTCTGATCGTTTCAATTATGCCCAGCGAACGGCACCCAAGCTTGCGGGTGAACCAGCGTGACGCCTTACGCTCCGTGGGGATCATGCCCCTGATGACGCGAGCGCCGTAGAGATCGAACATTGCCGCCAGCATGTCCGCGCCTAGATCGAGGGCCTCCCTGCCCCGCGCTATGAACAGCCAGTGTGCGTCAAAGACCTTTGCGCCATTGTTGCCGAAGAGGCCCACGCTTGAGCCATCCGTTAGAGCGACGTTGCTTTGGTTTGCGATCCAGCCGGGGGCGTCGAAGCCGTAGTCCAGTGAGGCTATTTCTGGCCGCTTCAGCAGGGTTTCTATCGTTGATGAATTGCTTAACCGCCGTAAGATCAAACGACATTATCCGACCAATAATACGTCGTGACGTACGCTTTTGGACCCGTTGTCCGGCTATAAACAATTCCAACCCCGACGAAATTGGCGCGATTTGTCAGCCACGCCGTGGCGGCTTCGGAGAACAACGTAATCCAGGATTTTCCGTCCCCTGAAATCTGATAGTTCAAATTGGTTCCGTCGAAAACCACACCGATCCAAAGGGGCTGTGATAGCTTAGTAAATTGAATTGAAGAGTAGGAAGTGGCGCTGAATCCTGATGGAAGATTTCGCCTCTGCACAACTAGCGAAGGACCAGCCCCAGCAGAATCAGTTGTCATTCCCCAGCTAATCGCACGGTTAGATATAGTATCTGCTATTACTATTCCGTAATTGGAATAGTTATCTGTACTCATCGTGCCTAGAATCTTAGTCCTGAGCGTCCACGCAGTTGCAGGTGACGTCGCAGTTTTACCTCTCGCACGAATTACGTCACCCGATACTGGCGTGCCGCCGTCAATAATCAAACCAACGTTCGTATCGTTAGTTACGGCCCCGGGTGAGCCTATCGCCGTGGAGAGATATGACGCTAGCGGAGGCGCGAAATCCCATGGCGTTCCGCCGCCGCCCGAACCGTTGCTGGCCGCAGTTACGCGACCCTTACTGTCAACGGTGATATTCGCCGACGTGTAACTGCCGGCCACGACCGCAGTATTGGCTAGTGTGGCAACTACACTTCCTGGACCTGTCGCGGTAACATCGCCTGTGAGGGCTGTAATCCCAGCCGATGCTCCATTGGTCGCAGCCGTAACCCGACCCTTGGCATCGATCGTAACGTTGGCGCTGGTATAGCTTCCGGGAACGACAGTGGTGTTACTAAGGCCGAGCGTAAGATCAGCGGACAGATTGCCGCCACCAGTCAGATCGGAGGTGGTGTTTATGTCTCTGGCAGCAGCCCAATCATCGATAAGCGCCTGAGCCTGCGTCGCCGTGATCCCGGCAGTTATATCTATTTGCCGCTGCTGCGCCCATTTGATGAAATAGAGCGTCGGGAAGCCGTTGCCGTCAACGATCTGGAAGTTCTGGGCGAGTGGCTGGAGATCACCCGGCATTGTCGTTCATGTCCATGCCGTCAATGCGCGTGAACACGCCGTTATCCGTGATCCGGAAGACGCGACCCGGCGAACTCATCAGGCCCAGCGACAGCCATTCGTAGGGGTCTTCTTGCTGGTAATCTGCCGGGACCGTGATCGTGCCCTGATTGTCGAACGTGCGCGCGTCATCGTCGCTCGTCTCCAGCGTCACTCCCGGCGTGAAATCGGTCGCGGTGAGGCCGTAATTGTCGCCAGCCAGAAATATCCCGTAGCACGGGACCGAATCGCGGCCTCTAAGGGTAACCTCTCCAGTAACGATCCTATCGAACGGGATTTGCTGTGCCGGTGCTTCGCTGTCGGGAGCCTCGTCATAGGGTAGGAGCGGGTCTAGGAACCAGAGCAGGCCCCACGTATCATCGCCCACAACGACGTTAGACCCAAAATCCGTTGCGAACAGTTGGCCGCCAATCCAGTTCATGCCGCAATTCGCGCGCCAAAACGGAAGATCACCCCCTTCCCACTCTGACCACTGCTTGGAAAACGTATCGTAGACCAGCGTGCAGAAATCACCGAGGCGAAGGACATAGAAGTCGTGCCCATCCATCGTGTACGTCCACGCGCGCAATTGAGGTTGCGCAACGCGCCCGCGATAGAGCACGGTGATATATGCAGCCGACGATCTGATTTCGTTCGATGTCTGCATCAGCGTCGTGACGTAAGCCGACGACGACCAAACGGCGACCGTTGGGATATTGTAGAGGACACGCACGAACGCTTGACTAGCCTGGATGGCGTTCGACGTTCCGGTCAGCGACGTGACATAAGCGCTAGACGCCCTGACCCCGGCAGTTGCGACCATTTAGACGGTCCGAGACTGCTTGAGTGACGCCGCGTTGAAACCAGTTGGTGTGAAGGGGACGGCTGTCGCGGGATCTACCTCCATCACGTCCCACCAATAGGTTGGCGCGGTGGTGATCGGGCGATCGGTGCCAAGGCCGGTGCTGGCGCCGGAGACGATGCCCATCTGCGTGTTGCCGTCGCCACCGTCGATCTTCCACGAGCGATTAACGAGGACGAGCCCTTTAACGCTGGTCGCGTCGGCCGGCAGATTGCCCAACCCGAAAATATTCGACAGCACGCTGGCAGCCGAAACATATGTCGTATCGACCGGTGGGTTGTTATCCAGGATGGACCAGCCCACCGTGCCAGTCGAAGGAGTCCATGTCAGACTAGTGTCGGCGTTCGTATCGATGTCCGTCATCTGAACGGAGCCAAGGAAATTGTTGTTATAGGTGCCAGTTATATCCCACACCGCGAAATTCTTATGCGAAGTGTTTATCCCGCCAGAATAGGCTTTGCTGTAGGCAATTTGGGCGGAAGACGATAGCGCACTTGACTGCGTATTGGCCCCGGTGACGGTCAAGACAGAACTGCCGTTGACGCGAATTTCGACGGAGCCTGTCGCACTGTTGATCGTCGCCTTGGCTTCGATGCGATGCCATGCGTTCGCGGTGACCACGGGAACAGTGGTGGTAGCGAGAACAGTACCGTTTACAGCGCCTCTACGGATAGACATTGCGCCGGTCGTTTCAATCGAGATGGACACTTGCGCAACGTTGGCGCTGTCGCGGAATTCCCATCCTGGCAGGAAGCCTCCAAGCGTCGGAAGCTGGTCGCACCAAATGTTGGTCTGAAAGCCCATTGTGGCCTTGGAGCCGCCAGGAAAGGCAAAGCGGTACAGTTCGTTATAGTCCGTGTTCGGGACGTGATGTAGAACCTTCTGCGTCGAAGTCGGATCAGGATCGGCGATTAGGGTCGCGTTGTGCACTTCGGCGTATACGCCGTTAAGCAGCAGAGCTGTGTTCGTGCCATACCGATTGAACGTGTCTGCCCATTGCAGCATCAGATTACTCCCTGAACCTTGGCGAAATAGGCATCCGCCTCTCGAATCCTCTCTTCCACGCTGGGGGTGCTGATCCGCTCGATGCCGCCCGCGATCTGGAAAACGCCACCATCGGGATCGACGATCACCATGCTTCCCTTTACCTGAATCGCCATGCCCTCCAGCGTTCCGCGATCGAAGGTGACGCCTTGCATGCGAAGCACAGGGATGTCGGGATCGCCGGTGAAGTACCAAACTTCCGTCGTCGTCGAGCCCGGGAGCCAGAATTGATCGCCGAACACCACGACGCTGAAAATCGGGTCTGGCGCCCGTTCTGCGGTCGCGAAGTTGAGCGGATCGATCGTTGTTTCGCCCGGGTCGATCCAGAAGAACCGGCCGTTGACCCCCTCGCCTTGCGCCGGGATCACCACGACATGAGAAGCGATATAGCCAAGCGAGATCACACCAACGTCATCAGGTGTTTCGACCGCCGTTACCGTAGGGGTTCCGCCACCCGTCAGGGTTCCTGCCGTCCACGCGATCGACGCTCCCGTCTCCGTGGTCACAATGCCGTTGCCGAGCGCGCCGATCAGGACCGATCGCACCGAAACGAGCGTCGATGATGTCGCGATCACGATGATATCGGTGTTGATCGTCAGCGCCGTGCTGTAATCCGTGCCGGCCGTTCCCGAAGCGCCCAGCGCAGCTGCGAAATTGGCCCATGACAACGTGTCATTCGCGCCCAAGGCGACCAACCACGGATTGGCATTGGTTCCGGCCGGCGCGCCAGCGTTCACCGAACCGGTCGTGAACTTGTAATAGGTCGCGTTGATCCGGATTACGTCGTTGTTCGCGGGAGAGCCGCTTACCGTGCCCTTCGCGTAGCCGTTCTCGACATAGACCCAGAGGTTCCGGCCATCGGCGAGGAACATATATTCTGGCGTATCGCCGATATTCCCGGTTCCGGCCATGCTGACCGCCGCCGTGCCCGGATTGAGGCCCGTCTGAAGCACCGTGGCAGTGCCATCGCGATCGACACGCCACCACACGTCATCAGAGACGACGAACAGCGCATCGTTGAAGCTCCCAGGCTGCGAATAGACCCCGCGAATGGGTCCAGCCCCGACATATTTGAACCGTCGAAGGCCTGGACGCGAGATAAGAGCAGCTTGCGACGTCTGATCGGCTGGGTTCGTCTCGTAATAGCGGTTGACGAACCGCAGTTCTGGCTCCTTGGCAACACCACGACGCCAATCTGATCGACCGAGCGGGATGGCTACCATTAGTTCATCCAGCCCCAACCCCATCCCGTATTGCGGTAGGGCCAGTAAAGATTGGCATTGTAGACCTGGACCGTGGGCCGCAGCACACCGATGTCCGCAGGAGTGACCACACGCTGCGCATAACGCGCGCGAAGCTGGTTCATCGACCGCTCCATCGCGGTTGCGGTTTCCTGTGTGATCTGGCGCCCGTATCGCGGGTTCAGACGCATCGCGAGCATAGTGATGAACGCGTCGTCATATTCCGGCGGAATGGGCAATTCGCTGTCGGCGGTCAGGCTGTCGATCCTGATCCAGTTGCCGAGATCGGCGCGGTACAGCCAAGCCCTACCTTCGCCATTTGTATTGAGCGTCAGAGTGGTTGCGTCCTCGATCCTGCGCCCGTCAGCATCAAGGGTAACCGGATAAGTGGCGAGGTTCTGCCCCACGT